CATCTATGTTGTTTTTGCTTATAAGTGCAGGCTCTAATTGATAGTTTTCTCTGTTTGCACTTACATCGGGCAAGTATGTATCTTCAACAGTAGCAGCCTTTGATTCTCTACGGCCAACAAAAGCATTGATTTTTTCTACAACGCCAGGATTGGTAAATTGATCAATAGTGCTTCCTAAAAACTTTTTGTTTGCATCTGTTCTAAAAAAACGAGGTAAAAATTGCGCACTTTGACTTTCGTTGTTTTTACCGGTTGGCAGTGGATATTCGTTTTGAGAATCGTTATATGCCATTAGTTGTCGCCTCCGACAATAAGTGTAGTTGTAGTATCACTACTTTGTACTCCTGTATTCAATACTTCGTCGCTGGTTACAATTGCACCAGATGCTTTTAGTCTGCTTGCAGTAATTGCGTCGATTATTTCAATATCTTCAACTGTTGCTGCACTGATAAAAATTTCATCATTTTCGCTTTTTATTTCATAAAGACTACCAAAGGTTTGACTTTCCTGTCTTGGTACTAAAACAATACTGCTCAAATCCGGTGCTAACTTTTGAATAATATAAGCTGCTAATTCGCTGAAATAAAAAGTCTCGCCAAAGTCCCAATTTTCTAATGCAAAATATTCATTTACACTATCTATTATTCTACTTTTAATATCGTTGTCGTTGACTACTCTGCCAGGATTTTTTACAACCTTAAAAGTAGCTTGTAAATTTGCATTAGCCTTACTTCCAAACAAAGGTTTATAACGAACTGGATGATAAATTATTTCGTCGCTAATGCTTTTAATTTTGTTTACTTCTACACCATAACTTTGAAATAGGCTATCACTGCTTGGTGGCAAAACTGGTGTAGTTATTTCGCCGGTTAAAAATTGTCTATAATTGGTATCGTATGTTTTGGTCAACATGTATACGTCCATTATATTCGAACTGCTTGGATCTATTCTACGATTTTCGTTAGCTGCATGACTATACTCAAACCTTATTTTATCTCTGCCAATATAAACTTTGTAATTTGTGTTGAGAACAAATCTGTTGGCTGGTATGTCAACTGTTAAGAATATATCTTTTTTCCAGTTATAAATTATTGTGCCATTTGCATAAGAGGTTATTGCAGCAGGTTCACCTAGTAGTGGAACAACAATGTTTTCCGACTCTGCATCTACATAGTCAAATACTTCAGTTCCGTTTCTTGTGTACTTTTTTGCAAAAACATACTTTGTAGTAGGCGACACACTAGGAGCTACAATTCTAGTAAAGATATCAGGATCGTCAATTACTCCGTCATCGTCGCTGTCAAAGAATCCAACTTCTAATTTTTTGTTATCGACATATCCGTCTTCATCTCTGTATTCTTTTACAACCTGCCATTTGTAATCTACAGTAAACGGCACTAAACTATCTGGTTGATTGTTGTTACTCAAAACTGTAATAGTGTCTTTTATCAATTTTCCAGTTTTACTGTCATAAATTCTGTCTACACTATCATGATAAAAACGAATTTCTTCATCGCTTTCAAACACATATCTTAAATTACGAGTAGTAACAGTGTATTTTTCTCCGTTGGTTTCAAACAATAAAATCCAACTGCTGTCTAATTGTTGATTGGTATTATCACCAGTTCTGCCAAGACTAAATTCATCAGCAGAATTCAAGTTGGTGTTTACAATGACCTTCCATTGTCTGCTGTTAACATCGTAGCGCAATCCAAAGGTTTTATATGCAAAAATCTGATCAATCATTTGTACTACTACGTCATTGACCAGTGTTCCTACTAATGGAGAGATAATCTCTGCTACTTTAGTACCATCTGGAATAAAGTCGTTGAATACCACTGGACCTAATCCAGTTTCTAAATCGATTTCTGTGCCTGCTTCGTCTACACTTATAACCTTTGACCAGATATAAGTTTTGTCACCTTTGGTGCTAGGCGAACCTGATTTCAACTGGTTATTTTTGTCAAAGTAAAATCCAGTAGGAGGTACAAATTTAATCAATGCTTCGGGCTCGATAAATTTTGTCAAGCTTTGAGTGAAACTAGCAATAGCAACTGGAATGTTAAATTGATCTTCAAAATAACCAGTGCTGCGATTTGTGTCGTTGGTTGTTAGATTCCAGTTTATATTTAAATCTGCAATTCCGCTGTTTCTTGGAAAGTTAGTATTATAAAAATTACGAACACTTGTGCTGCGTATTTTAGGAACAATCATATTGTTGATAGTTGCTTCAATGTCATTTTTAGTGCTGAATTCAAAACTGCTTAATTCTTCAAATGATTCTCTAAAAACCACACCGTCATTGCCATACATCAAAGTATTACTGTATTTTCCAGTAGCATCTTTTAAATCATAATATCTACTAATGCCACTGCTGGTTCTGTTTATAGCTTTGGTTTTGATAATTTGTTGACTTATACTCAGTGTTCCGATGTTGTAATCTTCGCCGGTTATCAATCTATTTTGTGTATAATAAGTTGCAGGAGCATTGTTTTTAATACTAGCGTTATCTTCACTTTCACTGGAATTTTCAACTACAGTTTTTAATTCCAGTATTATATTAAGAGTCTGTTGTGTTCCTGATCTACCGATGTAAGGAACTTGGACATTGATACCAATCAAATCACTAGGATTAATTCTAAAGTTTCTATTGTTACTGGTTCTATAATAAACTCTAAATTTACCTTTTGGAAGATTTCCAAAAACGCCATCACTGAAAACTAAACTTACACGATCGTTGATTCGAGTTAGTACACTATAAATGTTTCTAACACCTTTGGAGATACTATTATAGATAATATTGTTTCCTTCAACACTATCTACTTTGCTCCATAATTCTTCGTCGTTGTTGTTTCTATCTAATTTGTACAACCATACATCGCTGTTATTAATATTATCAGTATCTATGTTTACAATAGAGTTTGGTGCATTGTTTGTGATTTCAAAAACATTGCTTTTTAGAGATCCTTGTCTAAAATGAAAAAAGAATCCGGTATTGTTAGATCCTGCACCTTGGCCACTATCTCTATAAACAAATGACAGTTTGTTTCCAGGCAACGGATCTTCTTCAATCAAAGAGTTGTTGTCTACATCAATGCCGGTACTTACAATTTCAAAATTTGTACCAATGCTGTTGATAGTTTTGTTAAAACTAAAACTGGGTATATCAGTGTTAATACCGTTGAATCTGTATTGTTCTGTGGCAATACCGTTGATGTTTGACTTTTTGATAGGACGACCAAATGTTGCATTAACTGGCAATGCTGCATTAATAATTTTTACAAATTGTTCAAACCAATTAGGATTTGTACTATCATTCCAGATAATACTTTGATTACTTAGATTGTTTCCGTTACTATCAAAAATGTCTTCAGTAGTACTAACACTTTCTATTTTTAGCAATCCATTTGCTGGCTGATTACGCTTTGGATTGTAACTTATTAATCTTGCTAGACGTAAAATACTTTCTCTACGTTCTGCTGTTTCGATGAAGTTTTCACGTGCATTGAGATCAGTACGGAATGCGAGGTTTTGTCCGAGAAATGCAATAAGGTCAATGAGGGCAAGATATTCGCTGCTTTCAATATAATCATTGAAATCTTCAGGATAGTTTTGACGAATATAGTTTATCATTGTACGACGAAGATTGTCAAAGTCATAGCTTTGAAAATCTGCATACATAAAACTTTGATAAATTTTCTTCCAATCTTCCGATAGAAGAAGTCTGTTTTGACGCTCTGTACTTGACATATAAGGTGTCCTCGCTTTTTAATATTTATGAGAAATAATTAAGTGCGTAGTTAAATTAAGCCAGAACTTTGATCAAAACGCAAGCGCATAGTTTCGCTGATATTATAAGGAAGATATGTCAAAGAACAATCTATTTGTATGCCACTTTCGAATGTATCTACTACCACACTATCTACACTAACCCTAGGGTCATAGTTAACAATATCGGTTACATTTTGTATTATTGCATCTCGTAAACTATCTGTTAGCGGTTCAAACAATATATCCCAAATTATTGTACCAAATGTTGGATTTTCTAATTTTTCGCCTTGGCGAATATGAAAATGATTTATAATATCCTGCTTGATTAAACTTATATCATAAAGTTTAAAACTTGCTCTATCAGGGTCTACTGTGCTAACACCTCTATACTGTTTACTAGTCACAGGAGTTTGTTCGCTAGGAGCACCGACTGTTATATTTTTGTATAAGGGTTTATCACTTGTAGCCATATAGTATTTATCTTATAAATTCTCTAGGCTATATCGACTTCTACTGCTACGATAAAACAATAAAAATCTATCTGCTAGTTGTTTTATAAGCTGTGCATCGTTTAGTTGTATTTGAGTTATAAACAATTTAGTGTCTGGAGTTCTCAAACTACCAAATTCTATGTATTCTCTATATGCTGCTGTTGCTAACCGAGGAGCAGTGCCTCCATAGCTTGTAAATTTACTTTGTAATATTCTTTCATAGGTTTCAAAACTTTGCAATTGAATACTGTTGAGATTTTCTACAAAGCTATTTGACACAGGATATAATTCGTTATTTCTTATAATCTGTGTATTAACGATGTTGGCTTTCGCATCATCCGGATCCTGTATTAATCGAAAGTCTCCGTTAGTGTCTCTTTGTACAAATTGCTGCATTTCTTTACTAGCACGAGCGGCTGCACTGGCAACGTTTGCAAATGTAGGGTCTCTAGTTTCGCCAAATGTTCTTTTGTCTAGATCTCTAGCAGTTGTGGCAATTTGATTCAATTGTACAACAGGATTATCGGCAAATTTCAATGCCGCTGCGGCTACACCTGCTACAGTAGGATTTATTCTTGGTACACCAGGTATATCTAAACGATTTACTACATTGGCTCCAACTGCGGCTATTGCACCATTAATACCAGCTTGTGCGGCAGTAGGAAGATTACCATATGCTGTACTGAGATTACCAGCAAAACCACTGATCGCATTGCTCATATTTCCTAATACTGGGCCAACGCCTGGTATACTTTTTATAGCATTTCCTAGTCCTTGCATTAGTCCTTGTGCTGCATTACCCAGTGCTTGTGTTAATCCTCCTAAAGCATTGCTTAATCCAGCACCTAACCCTTGAACTAATCCTCCTAGTGCTCCGGTTAATCCTGTGGAGTTTAACAAGTTTTGTATTGCTCCACCTAATATTCCGCCAAGACCACTTGAACCAGAAATACTACTTAAACTTCCTTGCAAACTTTGTAAAAAACTGTCTGTTGTGATTGTTACTTCTTGTCCAGCAGGGTCAACTATGGTAGTAGGACGAGCTACACCTGCTCTAGCACCAGCTGCGGCACCACCGCTAGCACCGCTTAGACTAAACCCTCCAAGTCCACCTCCTAACGCAGGCAAACCTGGAACACCAGGTAACGCAACTCCTAATTGTGCGGCAGCATTGTTAAGTGCATCAGGTATTCCACTAGAGGCAATAGCAGTATTCAAAGCACCGGATATTCCGCCTTGTATAGCGCCTTTTAATCCACCTTGTAATGCTCCTTGCAGGCCGCCTGCAATTGCACCGATACTGGCTGCTTCGCGCAATCCTAAGTCGGTTATAGCAGGTAATGCAACACCATTGGTTACTCCGGTAGTAAGCCGTTGAGCAGAACCTTGAGTTCCTATACCAGAATCGGTGATTTGCCAAACTCTACTAGGATTTAAAACACCATTTCCTAACTCTTGCTCTGCTCGTACAAGTGCCTGTTCGGTTTCTATACGAAGACGAGTAAAATTTGGATCTATTGAAGCATTAGTCATGGCGCCCTCCTAGTGTATTTAACCACTATTTTGGTCTTCTTCTGTTGCAATTGTTTTGTCTGGGGCAGTTTCTAATGGGTTCCAATTTTCATGCCCTGGCCACGGCTCGTGTTGTGGAACACGTTGAGGGAAACCAGCGGCTGCGGCTTCGGCAGCCGCTGGGCCGTTCATATCAATCTGTCCTGCTGTTTCAAAATGATGCGATGAGCTGATATTACTGGTGCCGCCACATGTAAGTTTTCCATCGGCACCAACTTTTACTTCCCAATTGGCTGCGGCAGTTTCGAATATACTTGCTCCAGCATTAATATTAATGTTATTTCCTGCTTGAAAGTTAATATCTCTGTCGGCTTTGAAGTTTATATCATTTTCGCTGTGAAAACTTATACTATCGGCAGCATACACATCTAATTTGCCGTTACTGCTCATTTCTATCCAACAAGTACCACGACTATTATTAATGTAAATCAAATCTTCGCTGGTATGCATTATGATTTGAGCACCAGTTCTGGTTCTCAATCTAAGTAATTCGTTGTGCGGTCTTGTTACGTCTCCGCCGCGACCACTGGCTTCTTTGTTGATATATTCGTATGGAGTATCTGCTGGAGCGCCTTTGCGAATTAATTTGTCATCGCCGTCGTCTATAACAAAGCAAGTGCTGCCTAGTCTACTTACATTTACTGTAGCTTTGCTTTCTTTTAATCCAATTTCTCCAGTAGGCGATCCTCCACGCTTGTCCACAGGACCTGGACTACTAATGCCAATTACAGCACTAGGAAATTCTCTTTGAGCACTACTACTGGTAATTCCTCTGATGTCATCTTCAACCAATCCTTGCTCTGTTAATGCGTTTACAAAATCTTCGTTCACAGGACGTTTGTATTTTACTACATTATTAGTTTGCGGTTTAGTAATTGCTTTATTGTATTCTCCAGCAGGTAATCTTTTTCCTTTTAGATTGCCCGGTACTGGTCCACTTAACTGTTCTGTACTTGCATGTCCGTCAGGGATCATGAATGTCATGCCCTTTTCTGGAACACACGCAAACCAATATCCAAATTCTCTAGTGCCTTCGACAAAGGTTACCAATACAAGACTGCCGGGGTCTGGAGGTATTGCCCAAAATCCATAGCTTTTTTGTGTATTGCTATAAGTGTCGTTTTTTCCAATGTTGGTACTTTGTGTGATACCATAAAACGGGCTAGCATAATAAACAATTGCAGTTTGTCCTAGAGTTTCACCTATGTTACCTGCTTCTGTGGTTTTTAGTAACTCAACTTCAAGTCCGCCAAGGTAATATGGATCAGCATGTTTTAATACTCTTGCAATATATGGTCCAGGGTTGCGCTCTTGAGATCCTTGATCTGGGGAACGAGTCTGTTGATTTTGTCCTGTGATATCTACCATTTGTAATCCTTATCTATACGGTGAATAAGATACTTCCTGTGGGGTAGCATCGGTAACTTTTATTGCTTTGTCTTCGCTGAAAGGTATTTTTACATCGGATTCTTGGTTTCTTCTTCTTAAAAGTGTCAAGCGTTGTGTAAATTTTCCGTCTCTAAATTGATTTACTAGATTAGTCACTCTATACAGTCCACTAAATGCATCTACCGGCACAGTGTCTTCTGGAAAATCCATAACTCCAGTATTTTCATTGTAGTCTACAGGTGTTCTAAAATTAACTAATATATCAACTTCGCCTCTTTGATATTCAACATCGCCGTTTTCGGTTTCGTTTAGTCCTATATCTCGAGCAGTATAATTTCCCATTCCGCTGTCAAATATAAAATAAGGATC